CTATCGCAAATCTTCAATAGTTTTAAAAAAACAAAAATAAATGATAAAAAACCTTTCTTTTAAAGCTAAGGCAATTGAACTTTATAATGGCGGCGAAAAAAACGCCGCTGAAATTGCAAGATTTATTATATCAAATATGAACTATCCTAAAGACCATAACAACGCAAGACGTATGGTTTTAAAATGGATTCACTCAGAAGAAAGGGCTATTGAGCATTTTGCTTTAGCCGCCGAATGTAGCGATGTAGGTATTCCGCTAGATAGTGTAAAACATGGATGGTATAAAGGCGAGCATTGGTCTATTGCCTTTAGGCCCGAAGAAGGTTTAGAGGCAATTACTTTTGAAGAAATGCTAAAAGATCATATTGAAGAAGTGAGTAAACACACTTTTGAATATAAAAAAATAATTAGAAAACCTTTAAATAGACCGCATCTTTTATTGATTGATCCGGCAGATATTCATATTGGCAAATTAGCTTCTTCTTTTGAAACTGGCGAAGAATATAATAATCAAATAGCCGTTGAAAGGGTGCGCCAAGGTGTTGATGGAATAATACAAAAGGCTCATGGATTTAATATTGAGCAGATTGTATTTGTTGCCGGAAATGATATTTTGCATATCGACACGCCCAAAAGAACCACAACAAGCGGAACGCCGGTAGATACCTGCGGTATGTGGTACGATAATTTTCTAATTGCAAAAAGGCTTTATATAGAAATAATAGAAAAACTTTTGCAAATATCAAATGTTCATTTTATGTACAACCCTTCAAACCATGATTATGTTCATGGTTTTTTCTTGGCTGATGCTATTAGTAACTGGTTCCGGGAGTGTAAAAATATAACCTTTGACGTAAGCATTTCGCATAGAAAATATTATACCTATGGCGAAAATCTAATTGGAACAACTCATGGTGACGGCGCTAAGTGGCAAGATTTAAGTAAATTGGCTTCAGTCGAGTGTAAAGAATGGTCAAATGTAAAGCACCGTTATATATATACGCATCATGTACACCATAAAATAGTAAAAGACGATATAGGTTGCACAATAGAAAGCCTAAGAAGTCCAAGTGGAACAGATGGTTGGCATCACCGAAACGGCTATCAACACGCCCCAAAAGCAGTTGAAGGCTTTATTCATAGCAAAGAGCATGGCCAAGTAGCAAGATTTACGCATTTATTTTAAAATATAAAAATTATTTATGTCAATAAATCCATATTTAAAATTTTTAGGGCCTGAAGATCATTTGCAAAGGGCGGTATTTAATTATGTTTACATGGCTTATCCAGGCGTTTTAATACAACACACACCTAACGAGGGCCGACGAACAAAGTTTGAACAGTTTAAAATGAAATATTTGGGAACGAAAAGGGGTACGCCTGACGTTTTAATCTTTAGCCCATCAAAACAGTTTAGCGGATTAGCGATAGAATTAAAGGTTGGGTACAACAAACCTACACCCGATCAAAAAGAATGGCTTAAACACCTTTTAAAATGCAATTGGCACACTACATGGCATAACACTTTTGACGATTGCAAACTTACAATTGATAATTACTTTAAAAATAACCTATGAGTTACATTTTTTTGTACTACAATGAGCAAACGCAAAAGTTAAGAAGTCGTAAATTGCCTTTTCAAGATTTAGAAGAAGGATTTATATTAATTGGCGCAATAACTAGAACTGAAAAGGAATTTTTAGTTGAGATTTTATTTACTAGATTTGGCGAAAAGGAAATTACTTTAAAGCAAATGCAAAGGTATTATTCTGAGTTAAAAAACTTTTGCGAAAGGGTTAAAAGCGTTGTTGTAAATTAAAAAATATTTGTATATTTGTCTTTTGGCGATCGTGTGGGTGCGCCATTATTTAAAGACTTTAATTAAAACCTTCGGGGAACCTACCACACTAGGGGAACCGCAGGTTTTTTTGTTTTATGGAAAAGAATTTTAAAGGTATTTGGATTTCAAAAGATATTTGGCTAATAAAAGAACTTAGCATCACCGAAAAGGTTTTTTTAGTTGAGATTAATTCGTTAGATAATAATGCTGGGTGCTTTGCTTCAAATTCTTATTTTTCAGATTTTTTTAATTTAACAAACGGCAGATGTAGCCAAATTATTAAGGCTTTAGAAGCAAAGAAATTTATTAAAATTAGATATGAATATGAAGGAAAAGAAGTTAAAAAAAGGGTGGTTAATATACTAAAGGGGGGTATTAAGTTTTCTAAAGGGGGTATTAAGAATATTAAAGGGGGGTATTTAGAAAATGCACAAGATATAAATACAATTACTATAAATACAATTAATAAGAAAGACCAACCAAAAAATAAAAATTTTTCGGAAGCTAAATTTTCAGATTTAATTGAAAGCGCCTATTCACATATTTTAATATTATTTAAAGGCGAAAATACTATACCCAAAAATAAATCACAAATTGAAACCTGGAAAAAAACACTTTCTTTTTTTGATAAAAACGGCTATGATTTAAGAGAAGTTTATTTAGCAGTACAATGGGCCAGAAACGATGCTTTTTGGAAATCCAATGTTCTTTCACTTCCGGCATTAAAAACACCTAAAAACGGTCTAAGAAAAATAGATAGTATTTTAGCAAAGTTTAAGGCCATAAAAAAAGAAATTGAAAAACCCTCTTCAATTGCTAAAATTAAAAAGGCGGCTGAATGGAAAATCATAACGGCTGGCGATGGATCAACCGAGATTTTATGTGTATTACAAAATGGCGAAACAATTAACCAATTTATAATGCGCCAAAACTTAGGTTTTACTAATGAAGATATTAGCGAAATATTTAACTATATAAAAAACAAATTAAGATATTAGCGAAATATTTAACTATATAAAAAACAATTAAAATATTTTTGCATTTAACGCTATAAATTGAAAATAATTTTTTATTTTAGCTGAACCAAAACGAAATTATGTATTTAAACGAGTTTGCAGAATTAGGAATAAAATTAAACAACCGCACTTCTGGGGAGGTAAAAACTAAATGCCCTGAATGTCATGCAACCAGAAAAAACAAATCCGACGATTCGTTAAGCGTTAATATTGAAAAGGGATTTTACAATTGTCACAATTGCGGCTTTGGTGGGTCTGTTATATTCAAACAAAAAAAAGAATTTATTGCACCGCCAAAAATTGAACTTAAAATTGGCGATAAACTAAAAGATTGGTTTAAGAGCAGAGGTATATCTGAGGCTACTTTGGCTTATTGGAAAATTGGCGAAAGTGAGGTGTATATGCCCCAAGCTAAAAAAAATAGAAATACCGTAAATTTTAATTATTACCGGGATAGCAAATTAATAAATGTAAAATATAGAGATGCCGCTAAGAACTTTAAAATGGTTTCTGGCGCTGAACTTATATTCTATGGCTTAGATAGCATAAAAGAAAACGAAAAGGTTTACATCGTAGAAGGTGAAATTGACGCGTTAAGTATGCACGAAGCTGGCCTTTATTCTGTTTGCTCAGTACCTAATGGCGCAAGTAAAGGAAACCAAAGGTTGGAGTATTTAGATAATTGCTGGCAATACTTTGAAAATAAAAAAGAAATTATCATTTGTACTGATAATGACGATGCCGGTTTACAACTTAGAAACGAACTAGCGAGAAGGTTTGGGCATTATAGGTGTAAATACGTTGATTTCGGCACGTTTAAAGACGCTAACGAGGTTTTAGTAGGCAAAGGAGCAGAAGAACTGAGAAACGCCATTAAAACGGCTAAAAACTTCCCTCTGGAAGGGGTGCTAAATGTTTCTGATATTTGGGATAATGTTTTACGATTTAACGAAAAGGGAATTGAAAACTATTCAATCAAACTTGGCGAAAGTGACGATTATTTTAAAATGTCTTTTGGTGAATGGACTGTTGTAACGGGAATACCAAACGCTGGTAAATCTGACATTATAGACCAAATAGGTGTAAATTTAGCTATTAACTATGATTTTAGAATTGCAATGTTTAGCCCTGAAAGTTGGCCCTATGAAGGTCATATAAAAAGAATTGCTAACAAGCTAAACGAAAGAAATTGTACAACAAAAGACCTTAATAATACTAAAGACTTTATAGAAGATCATTTTTTTTGGGTCAAAATAGACCTTAAAAACCTAACTTTAGAAGCTATTTTAAATCACTTCCGGGATTTAGTTTTTCAAAAAGGCGTTAATGTATTGGTAATTGACCCATGGAATATGCTAGATCATAGCGATCAAAGAGATCATAGTTATATCGGAAAGGCTTTGAGCCAAATAACTCAATTTTGCCAACAAACAAACACTCATTTATTCTTAGTGGCGCACCCACGAAAAATAGAAAGCCATGAGGGTAAGTATAAAAAGCCAACTCTTTACGATATTAGCGGTTCGGCAGATTTCTTTAATAAAGCATACAATGGTTTAATTTGCTTTAGGCATATTGGCAATAAAACGAAATATGGTAGTGATGCAGTTGAGGTTTATGTAGAAAAAATAAAAAGAAAGGACAACGGGGGACTTGGCAGCTTTAATATAGCGCCTGATTTTCCAAATGGTGGTGTTTACAAGTCTTTAAATGTAGGTGATGTAAGATTTGACGCACCAGTTTTCACGCCGGCTTACGTTCCACAAATAGACAATAAAAATGATTTGCCTTTTTAGCGGCATCAATAAACACTAAATTTATTAAATATGAAAAACAAAATAATTAAAATATGTGAATTAGGAAAACCACAAAGTATAATTTATAGAGAAAATAAATTAATTTCTGAACTAATTAAAACCACCGACTTAGTAGAAGAACTTAACAATCAATTAAATATACCTTTTCGGGTATAAAAAGTGTTTGAAAGGAATATTTTATATCATTACGGGTATAATATTAATATTTTACAAGTTTGGGTATATTTAGTGCAATTTAATAACGATAATTTTAAAATATAGAACAATGACAAAAGAAAAACTAATTGAAAAATACGAATTAGAAAACAAAAACATTCTAAAGCGTAGACCAGACTTGAATATGAACGGAGATTTTACGCCTGACGGAATAAAAGTATTTTGCAATACTGGATTTATAGCAGACATTAAAGCATTAAATATACCCGTTGTTAGCAAAACGAAGTGAACGTTTCAATGTTTGCTAACGGTTACGGCTATGAAGCGTTGCCGATTAATACGCTCTAACTTTTAAATTAAAAACAAAATGAGTAAAGCAAATAAAACTTCGGATAAGCAAGAAAACGGCAATGATTTTATAGCCGATGTTAGGCACAGTTTTTTATTATCAAAGGGATTTAGACAAATAGAAGATTCGCATTTATACAAGGTAGATTTACCAACTGATGGAACTTCATTGATTAGTGACATACATTATAATTTGTGGATGGAATATTGGCACGATGGTAGAGTTGACCAAAGTGTTGGGTTTGGTAAGTATTCAATAGAAGAGATTAAAACATTACTTGGTATTTTACTTCGTTAAATTGTGCCTAACTATCCGATATGAGTATGTTTTAACAATTTAAAAAACAAAACATCATGTTATTAACAGACGCACACCAAGAAGCCTTATTAAATATTTATTTTCCTAATGGGTTTACAATAACAGAAGGCAATGCTTATTTAGATGGTATTAAAAAAGGAATTGAATTACACCAAAAACATATTGAAAATGGAAAATAAAGTTAAAACAATAGTTACTTTAATGGTTGTAATAGCGGCTATTTGCATGGCCTATGAAGATGAAATACAACTAGCAATACTTATTGGCGTATTACATATTTTGGTTAATCAGGCGGCAGCAAAATAAATGGCTAAAAGAAAAAAAATATCGCAATTTAAACCTTCTACTTTAGAAATTAATTCAATGGTTTGGTGTATTCAAAACAATATTAAAATATTGCCTGAGCCAACAAATTCCGGTATATTTTTGTTAGTTAATGAAATGGGAATTATTACAAAATCTG